TCTTCTATTACTTCGTAGCCACTTTCATCATTCAAACGAGAAAGAACAATTCCTTCCCCTTTGAGATTCCACGAGAGAATATCTCCTTCCTGCCAACCGAGTTCCTCAATGATTTCTTCGGGGAACTGAATAAAAAGTTCTCCGTCTTGATCTTCTTGAATCTCGATAATGTAGCTGGTCATTTCAAAAGGCGATCCATCATTCTGTCCAGCTTACTATTGATTTCCTTGAAGGTGTCATGCATATGCTGGATTTCCCGTAAAAAATCAACCTTTAATACGTATTCCAGGGGCATACGGTTGAAACTATCATCAAGATTTTCAACTTTTTTTTCTTGAATTGTCACGCGATCAGAGAGCTGTTTTATTCGTTCATGCGACCTGGATAACAACTTATTAGCAGCCCAGGTACCACCTGAGACACCTGCAATACCAGTTGTAATCAGAATCGCCAGGTACTCAGGTCCCATGGCAAAAGATTTTCTTCTTATTCTAATCGTCAGTAATCAACCTGAAGATTACCTTTCTTTGCTAATCCGTTTACGAGCCAGACGAGAGCGTCGACGCAGTCGTCGTGACTACTAACACCAAAGTTAGTAAGTTCTTCGAACATAGCAGTGAAGTTCCGGTAACGATTGAAGATAAGCTTTCGGTCTTCAAACATACCCATGATTCCTCTGAAGCGAGCTAGCTTATCAGCCCTAAAACCTTTAACAGGATGCCAGATTAAATTGTATAGACCGTCTCCACTTAAACAGATCCGCTTGAAGTCAGCCTCCAGAGATGCCTGGTACTGTACAGCTTCTCCCCATATGTCACACGTGTTGTAGGTCGGAAAATAATGACCGTTACTGTCTTTGCCTACAATTGACCAATCATTAAGCAATTCTTTAAGCGCATCAAGTTTTTCCAGGTTACCCATGACACGCATGCGGCGATAATCAATGATGTGAACTTTGTCACCAAGCCGTCCGCCAAGAACAAATACGGTGTAATCATTCTTTTCTTTTGTACCAGCGGAGAGGTCAACTCCAACCCCAAGAGCATCAAACTCGGTTGCAATCTCAGCTTTGACAATCAGCTCAGGCGCAAGAGATAACTCGTTCTGCCTGACGATTTGATTCATGTACTGGAAAGAAAAAGCAATTGGTGCTTGCCGTTTCTTTTCTTTTAAGTAGTCAAGAGACCACATCTCCGGCCAATAAGACTCCTCATCTCCAGTGTCCGGATCACTCTGAATAGCAGAAAGAACAATCTGCGTCCAGTTGTTTTGCGAATTGAAAGTAGTTGCATGAATGTCATCATGCCTGAATCTGGTGCCAAGGCAAATCGCCCTACCACCTTCGAACATAGTTGGTGCGATAACTGCGTTCCAGTTATCCTGCATCATTTTCCTGATGTCAGGGTTGGAAATGTCTGACGAGCTTTTAATGGCGTCATCAATGATTACAAGTTGGCTTCGTTTTGAAGTAACTGAACCCTTTAGGCCTGCAGCGCAAAGAGTGAATTGTTCTTCACCAGCAATGTCAATACCCGCAAAACGATGGTCAATTGACCAGTACTCATTACTGGTGACGTTCTTGAGTAGTTTTACAGTTGGAAAAACTTCTTGATATTTTTTACTTTCAATAAGTCTTTTGATGGTTGCCGACTTAGATCGGGCGATATCAACGGTGTACGAAAGATAAAGAATTTGTAAAGGTCTCTTGGCTGCCGTGTGCACACCAATGGCCCATGCTGCAAACAAGCCTGCGACAGTGGACTTAGCTGATCCCCTGGGTGCCAATAAATCAATATTGGGACCAGCAACCTTGAGTAAACAAGAGCTGTCTTGGTTGGTTACCAGGTGCCGATGCCAATCTTGGTGATGCTTAGCAGGTGGTTTATCAGCTACGTAATCACAGAAAAAACCAAAGTCTTCTCTTGCCTGCTCCAGGAGATCTTCATTATCATGCTTACGAACGCGATGCTTTTGCGCAGCAGCTTGAGCATTACGTCGATAAGCTTGATGAAGATGTGCAGGCACAATAAAGCCAGTAATTTAGTTAATACTAACCTACTCTTTTGTTTTGTTGCGTTTTTGCTCTTGATACTTACGCGCCTTATCTAAAGCTGCTTTACGCTTTTCTTTGTCATTCATCTCGGAGCCATCTTCTTTTTTGGCTTCCTTTTTTTTAAAGTGTTCCACCAGTTGAGGTGGCATCTTACCTTTTGTCATTTATTGTTTTGTGCGGCGTTACGCATGCGATCTACGAGTTGTTTGTACTCAGGCGTACCAGGATCAGGCAGACGAGTGGAACGACCAGGACCAAAAATAATTCCGGAACGGATAGGGACATTAGTTGGTGGTTGCTGTTGTTGCATCAATATTATTCATTTAATTGCATTTTAGCCCACACTGACATTGATGCTTCTTGCAAAGGACCTTCAATTGGGTCATCTTTAAATACTGCAAGCAACTCACGGATGGCTTGATCTGCGCCAGCCATTAGTAATCCTTTGCGATCTTTAACCGTAGTGTACGATTCAACTTGATTAATGGTGCCACGCAATTCTTTCGTCATTGCCGCAAGCCTTGCAACACCTGCATCACGCTTGACGGCAAGATTTTCAATATCTTCACGTAACTTACGCATGTCTTCTTGGATCTCTTCGATCTCATTAAGAAGAACACGCAGATGATCTGGTTTCTTGTAATGAGTCAAGACCCAGGCGTTGCAACCTGTAATAGATCCTCTGTATCCAAGAAACCTGGAGTACAAATAAATCTCAATTACAGAGTATGTCTTTTTGGCAAATTCAAGAAAACTCTCTTGGGTAGCAGAATCTAAATTGTCTACCCACTGATCAAATAGCTCAATATCGATAAGCTCGTTGGGACTGACCGTAGTCTCTCGCCTCGTCCTCTTGTTTAAAGCGCTGAGATTGTTCTGCAGAAGTGCGCTGCTCTCCTGCTCCTCTACCAATAGTTTCTCGTTCTTGCTCACCAGCAGTCTCCATTTTTTTCTTGGAAAATTCGTACGCCACGCCAGCGGCTTGCTTGTACTTATCTAGATCAAACCAATCATCAACATCGGTTTGGCCAGCGGGAACACTGCTAGTCATGATAACAAATTATACCGGCTTTGGTAAAGGAAGTTTTTTATCCAAACGTTCTTTATCACGTTTAGATTGTTGAAGACTCTCCAGGAGATTGCGATACTTCTCCAGGTCAAATTCAGGACCCAATGGTTGATCTTGACCTGGAGATTGCATAACAATCAGAAGTTAGACATCATGCTAGCGAGACCTTGCGAGAAAATATCGCGACGACCTTCAACAGATTTCTGACGCTGTTGGCGACCCTTGGAGGCCTCCAGGCGATCCAGTAATTCTTGAAAACGATTAAGATCAAAATCGCTTGCGGTATCAGTTCCAGAAGAAGCAGTCATTGTAGAAAAATTTTACTAAACGATCAGAAATTAGACATCATGCTAGCAAGGCCCTGCGAAAAGATATCGCGGCGACCTTCGACAGATTTTTGACGCTGTTGGCGACCTTTCGACGCTTCCAGACGATTTAACAGTTCCTGAAAACGATTAAGATCAAAATCAGTTGCAGTATCAGTTCCAGAAGAAGCAGTCATTATAAAAAAGATTCAATAAACAAATTATAGCAAGTGTAAATTAACTCCAGAATCCAGACAACGCACTAGACATGACGTTGCCCCAGCTACCAATCTTAGCGACTTCTTTGGATCCTTCATTCTTTAATTTCTGTACTTGACTGTCAATTTCCCCTTGGAGATTAGTCAAGCCAGCACTGTAAAGATACTGCCTGGTATCGCGAATGTTTTGTACTTGCTCTTGAAGTTCAAAAGGAGTACCAGTAATTTCTTGACCGAAGTCAGGGGTCGTGACTTTAGTGCGGCTAGCAAGATCTCCAGAGTATTGAGGAAGAAGTGATTTGTCAAATTTAAAAGCACGTTTACCTGTCTTTTCACCTTCAGCAGTAACTGTTTGTTTACCAAACATCGTGTCATAGTAATTGTCCAGGTAGCTTTGATTAAATTTCTTTTGGTACTCAGGGCTTTTGGCAAGAGAACCTTTAAAGTCCTCCATCGTCCCGTAGTAACCCTCTTGGAATCGCGTCTGAGCCTTGGCAAGTTCTTCTCCTGTAGCTTGCCTACCAAGAAGCTCTTCATACGCCGCTGAGATCCCTGTGGCTCTCTTTCCAGGGAGAGATGCTGTGTACTGTTGAGTCAGTTCTTGGATGTCCGCTTCTGGCGGAGTCATCTCATATTTAGTTGCATAATCACGCAATTGGTTAGCAGCAGACTCATATCCAATTAAGCCTTGAGCTAATTGTTGTTGAGTTGTTTTCTTTAGCCCACCATACGCTGCTGCACCGGCAGCTTTGCGTGCTGTTGACTCAGCTTTAGCTTCTTCACGCTCTTTGGCTGCACGCTCTTCTAAAGTAGCTTCTTTTTCCTTCGTATATTCAAGATATTTCTTGAAGCTATCGTCGGGCGGTGGCGGAGTATAACTAGGTGCTGATCCCATTTTGTTTACCTCTATGCGAATAAACCGTATTTACCGGCAAGTGCAACATCTTGTCCTATTGGACCAAACATACGTGATGTTTGAAATCCTGCTTTAAGACTTGCCATTTCAAGTTCATTTTTTCGATCTCGCGCAGATTGTTGGCGAGTTGCAGGATCTTCGCTAAATGCTCGCGCCCTTTCCGCTGCTTGAGTGGAATATAGCAAATCTTGGGGACGACTAAAAAATTGCTTAAATTTTTCGCCTTCTTTTTCTCGTGCAAATGAAATATCGCCGCCAGTACCAGCGCCAAACATTGGTACCCAACGTGCTTGCCCTAGGGAACCAAGTGCCTCTGCTTGTTTATACTGGAGACCAGCTCCAGCCATAACCGCGTTTTGATAAGCAGCTTGAGCAGCGCCTTGGCTTCCAAAGATACCTCCTACTGCAGAGCCGAGTCCACCGACACCGGCCATTGCTATTGAAAAGGGATCCAATTTCGAACCTCCGCTTGAACTACTGCTTTTTAATTGAGAAGATGGACCCCCTTGAAAGGGATTCAAAGAAGAGCTAACCCCAAAAGAAGGATTTGAAAAATACGGATAATCTGGGAAGCTCATTTTATTTTAACTAAGGTATTTTTGGGGCTGAAAAGGAGCAGTAACAAAATTAGCGGAAGGTGTATTTAAAACATTTGCCAGGGATTGAGTACCCATTTGAGAGCCTAAAAGTTTATAAGCTGCATTTTGAGAAAAAATTTGTCCAGGAAGTTGAGTTAGGTTAGCAAGCATTCCGTATTTAAAACGTCTTTCGTCTCTTTCTTTTTCGTACTTACCTTGCTGAGAAACAGCATAATCAATGTTTTCTCTGGATAACCTGGAGGCATCTTCTGCATTTATCCTCTGAAGTTCTGATGTCATAGCAGCTTGTGCCGGATTAAAACCTGTGTATCTAGCAAGAATCCGTTCATTTTCAGAAAGTTTGCTGAGGTCTTCTTGTGGAGAAGTTTTGTATTTTTCATATATTTCAAAAATTCTGTTTTGAGCAGTTTGAGGAGAACCATAAAAAGATTGTCCTTGTGCCGGAAAGATTTTTTTGAATTCTGTAGGATCCCAATTACCAGCCGTGAGAAATGATGGGTTAGCCATTATCAACCTCCAAATTGAATTTGTGGCATGGGAAGCATTGCCGCATTGTATGGGCTATTTGCTGCCAGGGTACGAGCAAGTGCTCCTTCTTCGGCCTTAGACCTATCCGCTAACTGGAACATGCCCGACATTCGAGCTAAACTTTGCGCCCCTGCAATCTGAGTATTCATCATCGCTTGATTTGCAGCTAATTCATTTCGCTGTGCTCTTTCAATAATAGGTTGCATTGATTTGAGATAATTAAGTCTATTTTGACTGTCAATTTGACCAGCAGCTTTCATATATTCAATTTCATTGGTCATATTCATTCGATTCATTTTTTGTTGTCTATCCAACTCCATCTGTTGATCTAACGAAATCATTTCGCGATTAAACGCTGCGGCAGAACGCATCTTTGCTCGTTCACCAATATTAACTTTCCCAAGGATTGGTAAATCAAGAGAAAGATCTTGCATATTGCTACCAAGACCAAGAAGACCTCCGCCTCCTGCAAGTGCTTGTGTTGCACCTTGAGCAGCTTCAGGAGCAGAGCCTGTTATGCCTTGTACACCACGGGCAGCAGCTTGCTGTGCTTGATAACCAACGAAAGAAGGAGCTAAATACCTCAGTGCCATACCAGCAGCTTTAACTGGTAAAGGACCTTTTTCTAGCAATCCTTTAGTAAGAGCGTTAGTTAACATATTTGTTGCTTGGCCAGCGGCAAGTCCAATGGGGGCACTAACAATACCTGCTATTGGATCTTGGAGAGTTGTTTCAACGGCACCAAGAACAGCACCTGTTTTACCACCACCTGCTCGTCTATATGCACCTTCTTTATTTTTAAACAGTCCACCAGGTGCTTCTAAATTCTGTTCAAAATTTTTGCCAAAACCGCCCATGCGATTCATCATATTTTCAAAAAAACTAGAAGCGTTAAATTGTTGTGCGCCTGTAGTTCCCGGACGAATAGTTGTTGCGCCACGATTGCCAAGCAATTCTTCGGGTAACTCACCAGCTCTTACTTTTCGCAGAATATCATAGTCTTGATAATAAGCACGTGGATCAACACCTGCCTGCATTCTTGCGATTTCTTCAGGCGTCATTATTTAGGCGTATTATTTTATTTATATTCAAATTCTACCAGCAGAAATATTTTGATACTCTTGTTGAGTTGGTAATTTGTTCATTGAATTACCAGCGGCGGCAATCGCTTGGTTGGTAAGAGTACCAATAACTGCACCAGCGGCAGAACCAACTGCGCCACCTGCCAAACCACGAACAATAGAAGGTGTGCGCTTTGTCATGGCCCGTGACACTTCTGCTTTCTGACCTGCTAACAAACTTGGTTGTACTGTTTGAGTGACAGAAGGAGATTTATTAACACCAATGCGTGCACCAAGTACGCCACCAGCTAATGTTCCGGCATACGGAATACTAACTGGATAACCCAAGATTCGAGCCTCTGGGTCACCCTGTAAATTTTCAGGTGTTACCTTAACAAGTCCCAAGGTTGCTTGACCAATTGGGCCGGGATCGTTGTACAAGAAATTCATGTAGTTTGCGTAACGTTGCTTAGTAAGATCAGGAATTTCTTCTTTAGCTTTTTCGTATGCCAAAGGACGGCCGGTGCGGCCTAAGAAAAATCTTTGAAAAAGTTCTGATGCAGGGTTTGTTGTTTTAGTTGGATCTTCTGGATCTGGTTCATTTTGTTTAAATCCTGTTGGTCTTCCAAGCTCCCCTAGATTTAAAACATTGTATGCACCTGTTAAAGCAAGGGCTGGTTGCACAGCAGCAAGAGATACAATTCCACGGCCGTAACGCCCTAATTGATTTTGAGGATCAACATTTTTTTTAAAAATTTGATTAGATATTTCAGCAGGATGACTAATGCCCCAGTAAAAATTGCGCATTTCATCAGAAGTTAAATCAGCTCCAAGACGTGCTGAATATGCACCCAAGAAAGCGCCTGGAGTTTCTTTAACATTAATACCTGCAGTTTGAAGACCCTGTCTAAATTCCGGATCGTAAAAAACGTTTCTTTTGTAACGGTTAGAATCTTGATCAAGATTTTTTAAAAGTTCTTTGGCGGCCTGGTATCCACCACGAACCCCTTGACGCAATGGAGTGTTTGCCATTACACCATCCTCTGTTGTTGCTGCTGTAACTGCGCTAAAACTTCCGGAGGAAGCGTAATGCCTGGGTAATGAAGTGTCTGTTCAATTCCTTGAGTTTGGAACTGAGTGCCAGGAGCAACAGTCTGTGGTTGCATTAAATTGTTAACGGTTTGTCGCTGACTGTTCTGTTGAATAATTTGACGTTCTTGAGAAATGTTTGGTGGCTCGACTTGTGCAGTAGGAAGTAGTGCTCCTTGTGTTACGTAATCAACTAAGGGCATTGATGCAAGAGAAGCAGCAAAGTTGGCTGCACTTTCAACTCTTGAGGGAGCATAGTCAAGTTGTTTATTAATTACGTTACCTTCTTTAGTCACTATGGTTGCTTTGCCGCCAGGGGTGCCAGGAAAAAATGTACGTGCTCCAGCAACAACTGGATAGTTTGCAAGAAAATCACCAACAGCGTACGTAAGTCCAGCTACAGGACCACCGCTTAGTGTTCCAATAGCAGCGTTAACAGCAGCTCCAGGTAAAGCTGCTTTAGCAGCTTCACGAGAAGTCTCGCTTCCCAATTTTTTTAGGAGTCCTGCTAACATGGTTTTATTTTTTATTCTAAATTAACCAACTGTTTTACCAGGAGAAATATTCTCTTCTTCTTTACTGATAACTTGATTACCTTCTCGTTCCTCTGTTGGGTTTAACTTTTTATTCTGAAGAAGTTGTGCAACAGAAACTTTACCTTCTACTTCATTTTCAGCTCTATTCTCTGCCATTGACATGATGAACCCATTGGGATCAGGATTGGCGGTACGCGGCATTGGATTCTTCGCACGCTTACCAGGATTAACCGTGGGACTTAATTTATAGGCTTCAACCCACTCTTCTTTGAAATCAGGTTGTTGCTGTGGACGTGCTTTAGTTAATGCACGACCATTATCAAAGTCGTAATCAGAGCGTTTAAATCTGCCAAGGCCCGCAAACATTTCATAGTCTTCAGGCGGTAACTGATTCTCCGTATCCCAAAAGGGAGAATTGGGTACAAAATTAAGACGTGGGTTAAGAGTTACTTTCCTATTCTGAACTGCTTTAAGTAAGTCTTCCGAAGTGTATCGGGATGGGACCCAGGGGGAACCGCCTGTTTCAGTGTCATATTTATTTCTGAATAACTCACGAAAATTTAACTGGGATGCAATGCGTCCCTTGTTATCAAAAGGATTAGAGATATAACGATTTAGTTCAAGACGTTGGTCTTTCATTCTTTACCTTTCTTTTTGCCGTGTAAACCAACAAGAGTTTGACGCAGTCTAGCTTGTTTTACCGTACGTTCATCGTACTTCTCAGGACTTGAAAGGACGTTCTCCTGAAGCTGAGCAGAGGTAATACCTTTACGCTTGGCTTTGGCAGTAAAGGCACCCTCTTTGATATCAGCTTTTTGAATCCACTTGTTGGGTTTCTTTTTTTCTTCAGCCATGATTAGAACAACTTTGGTTGGATACGCACTTCAGATGTCAAAGGAGTAGATCGCCCCCTTTGTGTTTTGCGTAAATAAGCTTCAATTTGGTCTAATTCATCAGGTTGGCGATACGGGCTCAATTGAGACAAGCCTAAAATAGGAAGTTGAGTAGGTGCATTGATTTTGTACTCAGTTGGCAAAGATGTAACTTTTGCGCGAACAGATGTTGGGCCAGATGGTAATCCACGTTTTTGAGCTGCTTGATCCATTAATTTTCTTCCAAACTGTTGCAACTGATTACCAGTTATTCCATAACGCTGGATTGCTTGACTCTCGGTCAAATCTCCAACTCCTGCATTAATAATACCAAGACCTTGCCCAAGATTTAAAGCACCTTGGCGAACTGTCCCACCGGGGGTAAGATTAGCAGTCAAGGCAAACTCATTACGTTCTTGAAGTTGACTTAAATCAACAGGAGAAGTTTTAATTCCAACACGACTTCCTCCCTGAGGATAAGTGCCCATAGAAACAGCAGATGCGGGTCCGGCGGCAAAACGTGCTGCACCAGTAAATGAACCTCCTGGTGTTGTCATTGGCTCTTTGAGACGATTGCCCGCTTCGTCGTAATAATAACCACTTTCACTTGCACGTTCTTGAGCAAGAACTGAAGGTTCCTTGCGAACAGTTAAAGAATTGGTTTTTTCTGTAGCAATTGAACGCCCAACTAAAGCAGCAATTGATGGAGCGTCTTGATTTTCTGATTTTAATGTTTCAATTAACTGGTTTTCTGGGTAAGTGACTTTGCCCAGCTCAGTTGAATAAACAACATTCCCATTAGTATTTTCAACTTTTGCTCCTTTAGATATTAAGTTTCTTAATTGACTGGTAACAGCACCTCCCATTCTGGGAGAAATTCGTTCATAAGTGCTAGTACGAATTCCTAAATTAGTGCCGGTTGACATAATGTCAGGCTTGGGAACTCCAACGTCGCGTGTACTTGTTGTTTGAACACGTGGGGTTGTCCCTAGCTCGTCAACGTCAGGCAAGTAATTAGAAAGTTTGTCTAAAGGAACACCTGCTTGTGAGAGTATTAAACGAGCATTTGCTACATTCTCAGCTCTATTGCCTTTTGAACCAGGACGAATGGGTCCTGTATAAGGCAATTCCCTTCCTTCAACAGAAGTTAAAAATCCATATTCTTTTGCTTCATACTGGGACCCTCCAAGCATACGAATAAATTCATTACGTGCTTCGTCATATTTATCAAACGAAGTACGCGTCATCACAGGAACATCGTAAGCACTGTGAGTGCGCTTTAAGAGAGCATCAACATCACGATTTAAAGAAGCATAATCTTTTCCGTGATAAGAACGTAAATCATTAACTGCTTCTTGCAGTGTTACTGTTTTTGCAAATTCTCTACCTGATTCATCAGTTGCTGTTCGAGTTCCAACAGGTGCTAAAAGGTCCACTGAAAAATTAACAAGTTGTGTTTTTTGTTGACCTGTTTGTGGATCTTTTACAAGAACAGCTTTTTGAAGAGGAACTAAGGCTGTGCGTGTTACCTTTGCTTTGCCTTTAACTGTTTGACCAGGGACAGAAGAGGGTAATATTACGTCGTCTTCGGCGTCATAACTAAGAGGCATTACATCAATTTTTGTTGAACCTCCTTCTCCTTTAAAACGTAAAACTTTCCCTGATGCATAAGAAGGATCTTGTGCAGCACGTGCAAGAGTGCTTTCGCCTACAGATAGAAAAGGTTGGCCTTTAGCCTGGGCTCCGTACAAAATACCTTTTGGATTTAACACAGGAACAGGAGCACCTGTAGTTTCCCCTGCCGTCCCAACATCTCCACGATATCGGGTTTCAGTCCCAGCGGACGTAGTTTTGGGCTCTACTGTTTCAGTAATATATTGTGGAATATCTCCAACGGTTTCAGCATAAATATCTTGCAAAGCTTCTGAAGTTTGTTTATCCCATTTTTCATACATTTGTGCATTGTTTGATGCGGTTTGCTGTTCCGCAGGTAATTGATAATTTAACTTGCCAGCCGCTTTGCGGGCTTCATAATCATCAAGCGTATGTGGAAGTTCCGTAGCGCGTCGCTCCCAATAAGTTTTATACGCTTCAGACCAGGCTGGATTAAGAACCTGTTTAGTCTTTCCTGTGCCTGAAATTTGTTCTCCTCGTGCAAGCATTTCACCCGACAACGGATCAAATACATCGCCTTCTAATAAGGAAGCTCCTTTAACACCACCATAAGTTTTAACACGTTCAAAACCTTGAAAGTTTTCTCGACGTACAACATCTTGTACACGTGGATCACCTTGTGCAAAAACACTTAAGAATTCACGCGTGGGGCTTGAAACACCAGCGACTGTTTGCCCTTCTTGAGCGGGAATCTGAGAAGGATACAACAACGGCCCAGGTGGAATACGTGGGCCTTCGGGGCCAAAGGGACTAGTTGCGGAATGTGTTGTTTTACCAAGTTTTAAAGCTTCTGTTTCCAGGCGTGCAAATATTTTTGCTTCTTTTTCTTGTTTTGTTAAAGTACGTTGAACAGGAGGTAGTAAACCAAAGGCTTCAAAAGTATCTTCTCCTTGAGGAATGTCTACATCTGGAACATCTGTCCCGGTATGGCGTTGGAGTTTAACGTCAATACGTTGCTCCTCTTGTCCAATACCAGACTCAACAGCTTCATATGTTTGGTCTGTTAATGACGCACCAGATTGCTTTTGTTTTGAGGTTAAATCTTCGGCAGGAGCTACAGCACCCGTATCTTCAATATAAGAACGTGGTGTAAAGTCAGGTTGTTTAGAAGGCTGTGGTTCAGTTTGCCTTGGTACAACCGTAGGAACGCCTTGTTCTTGGGTACGCTTTACGGTTGAACCCGCTTTCTCAACAAAACTACCAAGATTACTTAGTTTATTCCCTTCGTTTGCAGCTCTCCCGCGACCACGCAACAACTTATTGAGACCATAAGCCCCGCCAACACCACCAGCTAACGCAATACCGATTCCAAGCCCCACAGAAAGGGGATCAGGTCCCTGTTGCTGCTCCTGGCGGGGGGCCTTGAGTTGGTTACGCCTGTACTCAAGTACCTCAGGCGCCATTCTTGCCCTTTCTTCCGGATCTTCGGGGACTGGTGCCCCAGTAGCACGGCTGTAAGAGTAGAAATCCGCCGGAGAAAGAGCCATTTGAAGTTATTACACTAACTTTTGTGCTGTTTACATTCTATTGGCTGCTAATCCAAAGAGTGTATGTCTTATATTAAGTAAATAACAGCGTAGTTTTGTGAAATGGACGCAGGTATACGCCAAAAACGCGTAGATGCGCTAGAAAGTATTAAGGGAAAAGCCCTTGACATGGCAAAAGAAGGGCGTGATTCGCTAGAAGTGCGTGATTTTGTAACCAGCGCAAAGAAAGAGCTGGCTTATGAGCTTCCTGATGAAGAAGCTTTTAAAAAAGCAGTGAAAGCAACACAGGCTTACCAACGTAAAAAACAAAGTTAAGTACAAATACCTATCAATGATCAAAAGCCGGGCCTAAAAACCCGGCATTTTTGTGTAAATATTTGGGATAGACGAGACTTTTAGGTACTCATTTGGAATTTTATATTTTTTTACACATGTGTTTTGTTGTGCGCTCCAGGGGGCGCCAACTTTTAACCCTATTTGGGTACAAAATTACCTGACTGTTCTCCACATACCTACATGTAGTGAGTTGTGGGAAGAAAAAAAAGAATAGCGGGGTGGTAGTGAGAGTAACGGGGGCTGCGCATCCGTGTAACGCAGAGTTCCATCGCATTTAGTTCAATGACTGATCGTATGCAAAGGTTTGAGAATGCAGCGAACATGCTGGTAGCTGGCCGTAAGGTTAGCGTAGCAGTGCGTGAGTTGCCACAAGGTAATGTTCAGGCTTGGCTAGCCGAACTGAAGAGTTACGTCATCTTCGGTCACACTGACCCAGGAGATGAGGTGACTTATAAAGTTTACGTTGATGTAAAGAACGGCCGCGCAATTGCGCAGGCAAAACTTGCGTACATCAATTGACTGTTGCCTCTTCCCCTGACTCGTGTCAGGGGTTTATGCAGCACTCACCCGCTGTCGTCTCATCAACTTTTCCACAACCCTGTGGAAAACTACATGTTATCTGTGGAAAACTACTTAATCCCGACCTATTTACTCGGGTATTCTGACCCCTTTTTGGGGCATCTCCCCGTGAGGTAATTCGCTGAAAAGACTGTCGTCGCAATGGATCTCAGCGATTGACCCGTCAAGCTGGACGTTAAACGCAGCATGTCCTATTCAACTTAACACAATGGTTTATTCAGTTCAGGTCAAAAGAGTTTACACCGGCAACAAGGATTATGTCTTTGAAGATGCGTACTTCCAAGGAAGTGAGCGCATTTTTGACACAGAAGAACAAGCGGTTCAATACTTCCAATCTTTTGAAGATTGGGAGCAAGATCTGCTTGTGATAGAAGTGTTTCCGTTTTAAGTCTTAACGCCTGACGGTGCAGGAAGGGTTCGACTCCCTTCCCAGGCATTACCCTCAGCGGAGATGGGTACCGCACAACAGGAGTTTCCTGTGGACTACACACCAGCCGGTCAGGTTATCGCACCTTACGTTTCACTGGTTGCAATATTTATTGCAGCCTTCGTAATAGGTTACGTAACCGACTGATCCGTTAAAGCGGGTCCGGTGGTGCAAACCCACCGGCAGTTATTACCCACAGCGGAGATGGGTACCGCACACACGGAGAACACCGTGGCCAACACTACTACAGCTACGCTTCCTACCAGGGAAGAGTTAGCTGATACGGCCTACGATCTCATCCAGTTCTGGATGGAGTCAGGCTATTCGCAGCTACTAAGCCGTGAGCAAGCACTACAGATCGCCGCATGGGGTCTGCAGATTGCTGGCGAACGCGAGCTGCAACACCAAGTTCTTGCGGAGCTTGTAGAGCTTCCCGAGAACTACGGCTGATCCGTTAAAGCGGGAGGCAGGGTGCAATCCCCTGCCCAGTTATTACCCACAGCGGAGATGGGTACCGCACACACATGGAGTTATCCATGGATCTGACTACAGGTTGGAAGCCACATGATATACCAGGTGGTTATCGCCTGGTTTACTCAGATGACTTGGTCGGAGGCATATCCATTGTTACTGGACCGCGAGGTTCAGGACTAATGGCAGCTAACGACCCAGGTCAAGAGACCACATACGAAGTGTGGTTTCCGGGATTAGCTGATCCAACCGGTCACCTAACACTTGATGAGATTAAAGGAATCATCAAGTATTTGCGTCAACGCGAAGAAGAATTTATACACACAGTTTATAGCGATTATGAAAACAACTGATCCGTAAAAGCGGGTGACCAGGTGCAAACCCTGGTCCAGTTATTGCCACTCACTGAGAGTGGCTTATGGAACCATGATTCGTAAGAATCTGGCTAACATCCTTAAGTTGACAGCTACCAAGCTGGAGACTGATACAACGAAAGAGACTATTGCATCCAAGGTGCATGAGTATCGTGTCCGCATTGCGGCAGTAATCATGCCTAAGGATGCATTCATGACCATTGAAACTCAAGTCAAATGATGATCTATCAACCTCAAATCAACTCAACCGATCGTGTTGTATGGCACGGCGGTGAATCAACCCAGTTGCATTACGAACAACAGGTCGACGGTTGGGATGGTAATCCCGACTGGATAGACCGCAATGTCCAAACTCTTGGTAGTGGTATACCCACGAGTATGAGTGAGATGCACACTCATATGCAAGAGTTCTATAACTATTGCCAGGTATGCGAATTTGAGCAGCGCATGGCAATGGCAGACTGATGTTTGCAACTAACCCTGAGTAACACCAGGGTTTTCTGCAGACTTTACATCTGCACTCAATTCAACTCAACCCACCTAGGACTATGTCTCCTGCAAGTGTTGAACAACTTCTGATCCAAGACGCCAGGCTTCTCGCTCGTCGAGATGCACCTGCTATTGACCAAGAGATTGAGAGTCAACGTCAAGCTGCACTCAAAATCTTTTACCAATGGCAAGACGGATTAGTTCAGTTCCAGGATCTAATTCCATTTATTGTTGTTCTCGAGAAGAAAGTCGATCTTAATCGTGCACTTCTCAAGTGGGAACAAGAACATATGATGGATTGATTCCTGCACTTAACCCTTCTCATCCATTGTGATGAGTGGGTTTTCTGCAGGACTTAACATCCTGCTCCCCCATTCCCATCACTACTAGTACAATCATACTAGTCGCCCATCAACCGTTAGGTTGATTCCCTTTACTCAGACCTATCACCATGAAACAAATCATCAAGCTTGGTATCAATCGTTACATTCAACTTGATACCTATAATCAACAAGGTGATTACATGGATAATGCCGTTGGCAAAGTCTTTGGTGTGCTCATTACCTTTTGCATCGCAGCCATCACTGCCGGTGCAATGCTTGGTTATGATGTCACCACATTTAACCTAGATGATGCAACGAGATACTTACCTGAATCACACGGTACTCAAGTGGAAACACAACGGTGAGCTATCAACTAGAGAACTAATTGCTGTCCATGCACTTGTCATGGCAGCAGATCAAAGACCATTCACACTAACTGAAACTCAACCTATGACATACGTTGCACTAATCGCTGATGCATCCGGACGTTATGCCCATGTTTATGGCAATGCCAACTCATGGGCTCAGTTCGTTAATGAACTGGAGGACGTCGGTTGCGAAGTCGTCGAAGATCAGACAAATGAATATGAATCATTCGAAGAAATAGAAGAAGATTGTGTAACGATCCAGCAGTTAACAGGTAAGGAATCAAACTTTATTCCTTATCCGTAACAACTAGGACACGTCCTGAGTATGACGTTAAACTGCTCTACAAACACTGCAGTCAACTTCCGACAAATCATGCATTCAAACGAATTTGAGAATGACATTCCGTCTGATGCACTTGATGCTATGGCGGACCAAGCCTATGAACAGGAGCAAGCCATGCGCGAGTCTGTTCCAGAGGAATGGCTTGGTGTTGACAAATCAATTCACACACTACCCAATGTTCACTTCTGATGAAACAACTTCAAACCCAACAATATAATGATGATGTAATATTACACATCATTGTTATCATCTCAATCCTTATCACAGAACTCATCTCATGCTTCACCCCATCACCCAAGAAATCGCTGCAACCTTCGGCTACGAACCCTTCGACGAAGAAGAAGGGCAGCAGCAGTACCAGGCAGAGTGCGACTTCCAAAATGCACCTAAAGGATCCATCCCCTGCACTGGTAACGTCTACAGAGACAAGCAGGGAGTCCTCAGATGCTTCTGGATCCCAGCCGAAGACAACTACTCGGCAGAGGAGAAGGACGAGCTCACGGGCTGGTACGACGTACCAAGTAACGAAGACATCGAAGAGTATTCGTTCGATAGCATCTGCTATACCCCAGCAGGAGACGAAGTCGAAAGCGATCACCCAGACTCCTGGCTTAGGATTCTCGGCCTGATCTAAGTCAAGTATTAAAGTGCACATCAAAATAGCCAATACTATCCATGTATTGGCTGATGTGCCAATACGAAACATCTAATGCATCAATGACTAAACCAGTGGGTCTTACTACAACTCAACGCAATATCTATCAGTACTATCTGCATCACAAGCAGAAGTACAAAGGTAAAGCTTGTCTTGTACCAGAGCTAATGATGTTTCAATCTAGGTCCAATACTTTTCTCAAAGCATTGGAAGTACTAGAAGAGAAACAATTAATTAGCGTTGAACGTAACACCGTTCACTACGGTGGTTGGATCATCAAAGATCCAGAGACCAAACCTGCAAACGTTGTTGAGAATTCTTTTCAATAACCTTTGCTAGACCTGAGCATGTCTTTAAACTGCTCAACAAACTAACTATGTACTCACTATGACACAGACTGAACTCCACTTCGAACCAAAAGTTTATCAAGTCGTTGGTAGAGACAAGGAACTAATTATTCCTATGCACGACGACAAACGCATTGAACTTATGATCAAAGAACTTAAGGCTATCGTTAAACGAGAAGACGAACGCCCACTTGGGTACAACGATCTTCCTTATGGTTCGGAAGAACAACTACTGGAGGCCATCGATCTACTTGAGAAAGCAATCGAATGGCCTTATGAAATCGAAGACTCATATGGTGAACCACCTATCACCATGGCTGAGATGCATTCAGCAGCATGGAAAGAACATCAAGAAGCACATCGGTAATTCAATTTAATTTCACAGAATTAAATCTTATTTACTTCAAACATCATGGCAAGAACTAAAGCTGCTGACAAAACCAAAGGAGCATCCCCTGATTATCCACAAGGATTGCACACTGTTACTTGGACAGATCTTCATGAAGATGAATGGTGGCTTATCACTAATTTATTCAAAGCTCGTATTGATTATTTTCAACAACGACTAAATGAAATTATCCAGAGTAAAGACCCTGATTTAATTAATAATCAAACTGAGTGGTACCAAGAGACAATCAGTTGCTTGACCAAACGACTAACTGAGTTTGAAGACCAGATTAGTTCTGTGTACTTCAAACGGAAACGTGAAGAGAAAGCAGCTCGCATTCGTACACTAAACCTTGGTACTGCCAGATAAACACTGGTCTACCACAGGTTAAGAAATAGTTAAGACATCACCCCCAACGTGAGTGTTACAACTCATGAACGGGGTGACACCCCTTGACAGGGGGTGATAAGCTAACAACATTCAACTACTTCACATCATTCAAAACAATGTCAGCACTAAACGATTCACCTAAACCACGCATCCCTGACTCAGTAGATTTCCAGCGATTGCAAGCCATGCAATTTGTTGCTCGCATGAAAGAAGCTGCAGATCGCAATGGTAATGGTTTTATCGGGGGCTTTGTAGCCCCCGATGGACAAAAGTTTATAATGACAAACATGGACGAAACAGATACTCAGATGCTTCTTCCTGATGATTTGAAATGAATATAAGCGCATTCTTGTTATTCATCATCTGCTTTATCCTTGGTTATTTAATAGCAAATCAATTGATTAGAAAATGACTATAACAATTAAACCCAATGATCCAGAAGTATTCATTGTTCAATCACTTGACTGTGGTTTCTGTGCTGTTTACAACAGTATAGAAGCAGCCACTGAACACCGTGATGAAATGAATACTGAATGTCCTGATGATTATTATTGGGTTGAATCAACCAGGCTTCGCTCTAACTAACTGAACACAATGACTACCTCTTTAGTTCACGAAGAACAAATTGATTACATCATTGACAACTTTAACTTTGAAAAAGTTAGATGCGTTATGCTTTCACTTGACTGGCAATGGGCCTGCACTGAAGGTAACGGACATGCAGTGCCATCAATTGCAAGACTCAAAGCAATGGCTCGTCACTTGCTTCGATCATCTATTAAAGATACTGAAGTAACATCTGGTGGTCTCTATGCTACATATTATCCTTCAGAGTATGGAGATGATGATTACTTCGTCTTGAAATTTGTAGTTGCTACTGCTAACTCTGTTGATTACAACAACGATGACTAAGTCACCAATTAATTTTGACAAGACAATCGCGGGCTTTAACATCACAGAACGTGGTGTTAAATCATTCACCAAGTCAATTAAACTTGGTCCGTTCCAGGTAACACTCAACGCACGCGAGTCGGGTGTACATGGATCTATCAGTATTCCAGGCACAGGATTAAGTCGTCGAAATATAAAGATAATCTAAAGATCCCCCTACAACCCCCTGGCAACAGCCAGTACCACGAGGTAATCCCTATTACGTTACTTAATATCTACCATCTATTAGTAATATCAATATCCATTAACTAACCATTGATACCGTCCTGGACATGACGTTAAACTGTCCATGTCCCATCTCAACTCAACTATGAACTCAGCTCAGTTCCATGCAATGACTGAATGCATGCAAACTTATGGTGGTACATTTGTATCCCATCTAGCTACAGCATTACGCTACGCAGATCCAACAAATCGTCAAAAGATTCTTGACGTATTCCCTGATCTTGTAGTTAAGTATGGTCCCACGTCTCAATTTATGAAAGCCAAAACACTAGCAGAGGTTTGATTCATGACAGTTCTTGCTATCGAAAACACAATCGTCAATGGTATCCATGTCACAGTTACAGCACTTGTGGAAGACATGCGTCTTCTATTCAAAGCAACTCGCGATGAACCTGAAGAGTGGGCTCCAGCTCTGTGCACAACATCTTTTGAGTTGGATCCAGAGCTGCCTTTCCCAACCAGCGAAGATGACTTCTGTAATTATCTTACTGACCTCGATCTTCGGTGGGAACTTGTCGACACATCTGATTGGAACTTAGACTCATGATTGGCTTTTCAATTGAATTCAAGCGTTGGTATTTGGTTGTTCGTGGACCCAAAGGTCGAGTGTACTCTGCTTTTGGGTTTGCAAAACAAATGCCAGTTATTCTGCCAGATCGAACAATGACATGGGATGAATACTTAAAAGATCGTGACGATCAAATTGTCTTTAAAGTTGATGGTAAAGAAGTAATGCGTTGGTGATCCAACGTCCTGAGCATGACGTTAAACTGCTCTACACTACGAACTTACTCTGAACACATCATGCAATTTCGTCTCCCTTCTAACCTGCAAACTGAACTGCTTGCGTATGACCCAGTGCTTAAGAAGCTGGCACGCAACACCAATCCAAAACCCAAAGCCAAGAAGTCTACTCATCCACTTGGTAACCCCAAAGGATTAATCCCTGTTGATGTGGTGCGTGAGTCACTGCTTGACGATGCAATCACACACATTAATTCAAATCCTGCAGCAGATCGTTATCACAAATTCACACGCATTGTTAATGGCGATGTAAATGTTACTGCCATCTTGTATCACTATGAGCACTGTTGGTATGCAGCATGGCTACCACCTAAAGGACAAGAAGGCAAGTATGTGTATGGCTATGCCTTTGCATTCAAAGATACAAAGGCTGCACATGAAATTGTGCCACGGGTAATTACTAACTCTATTGATTCATATCAACAAGTAATTACTGGTCGTTTAGTAATGTACCAGCATCAAGAGTTGGTTACTATTGAGTCCATTCAAGATGGACAGACAAGTCGCAATTGGAATATTCCACATGCTACTTCATATCATCAAAAGTCTAAAGAACTTTGCAATGTTATTAAACAATTTGAAGAGCAACTAGTAACCACTATTCCAGTATGGCAAGACACTAGTAATATCTTTGAACGTATTGCAAGTAAACATAATCTACCGTCGATTTTGTTTGTTAGCTCATCAGATGCAGATAATACTTATTGGGAGGTAAATGATAAAACAACTTGGAAAGCATCTTACGAATCTTTGTTTAATTTAATTACACACCATGCACACATCTTTGGTGGTTATGGACATAACTACATAAGATACAATAAGATTCTTCATATTATTTCTAAACCATTCTTTAAGAAATGGATTCAAGAACAATGCAATAAAGTTAACGCAACATATGTAGATGAAACAAATAAATACCGTAGTCACATCAGGCGTCCATGGTTAACTATTAATAAACTATTTGATCGTATTCTTTACGTTAATAGTATTTGGCCTGATTGCCCTATTGATTACTATCAAAACCATATTGAACAAATACTTAGCGTTGACTTTTCATCCTACGGTCATCGTGATGTAACAATGCAATGGCTAAATAAACACATGCCTGTTGCTTCATTTTTTCAAATTATTTCTAAATACTATGACAAAGAAACAGCAGAGCAACAGACCAAGCTTACTTCATATCATTTAAATGGTGAGCTTGGTATTTACATCTATCGCTTCTATGAATGGAATGATACAACTTCTATGCTTACCAGGATTCTTGAAGACCAACCAGACTCAGAGTTTGCACCACCCAAGCGTTGGCGCATCGAAGAGTTTCATGATTATGTCCAGGCAGAAAACTGGAAGATTAAAAATCCAAACCAAAGTTTACCACAAGATTTGTTTCCAACACCTGTTAGGATTGAACTTGGCTCCAGTAAATGGACATTCTTTCAACCGATTGATACACATCAATTGGGTGAATGGGGACAAGCCGTACGCAATTGCGTTGGTAATGCATCTAGCTATGCAGAAGGTGTTCGCAAGAAACAACACTTCATTGTGTTGTGTTTGATTGATGGCAAGCCACAGTTCACTGTTCAACTGGAAGTCAACAATGGTTTAATGTTTGTCAAACAAATTGTTGGACTATCAAACTCTAGGCTTAGTCCAGAACAACAAGAGCTGTACACCACAGCATTTGGTCAAGCATTGCAAGCTCGTGAAAATGAGTTAGTATCTAACTAGCCCCCACAGGCGTGGTGGTCTTAGCCTCGTATCTAAGGCCACCATCAAACCAATGACTGACTACACAGATGATCAATTGCTTACCATGGCAATGGTAAACATTGGTCAATTCATTGCTGACAATTCACCACAGTATGTACTGATTGAAGACCCACGTAACGAAGATGATTACGATACGTGGGATTATGGTACGGAACCATTGCCTCATGATCACACTTGGTATCACACATCAATAGATGTGAGTGTAAATCCAAGTGAGCCTGAGTAGTCCAGCGGAAGAGACAGGGACCTTAAAAGTCCTCCAGCGTGGGTTCGAATCCCACCTCAGGTACCAACTTCACACTTAACTTAAACATCATGTCAATTTTTGCTGTTGTCAAACATCTCATTCCTCAACCCCATGCATACATGGATGGGGACAAGCGCTATAACCTTGGACTCACATGGACTGATCCAGAGGGTTTGACTGATAGTCACAACCTAGAACTCAAGTACGTTCGTAACTCAGAGCGTCTTGCGCTCCAAGGGCAGCCACAGCCTGATGGCAGTTGGCAATACACAGAAGCCAATGGCACAGTCCATACCATTTCAGCAGACCGTGCTATGGCATTCATGGAGAAAACCCATGAGCATGCCACGATCATGTGTCAAATGCTTGATAGATTAAGAGATGCTGGAATGGTTGGTGAACCTGTTGACACCAGCGCTCAAGCCGTTTAATCTACACACGAAGGCGAGGGGCCTCCAGTAATGGGGGCTTTTTCTTTTCTATGATTTCAAACAATCCAAACAAAGCAATCAACCTTGATCTTGTTGATCTGGTATGTGACAACATTCCAGAATGGACATGGGTAATTGTTAAAGAACAATTAATTGATGCAATGGTTGATGTAATGCCAACTCAAATTCTTGAACAACTAACTGGTGATCCAACAGGTGACGAACGTGCACTTGAGATCCTTGATGATTACTACAAATCAAATGAACTAAACAAAGATTTAATTGTTGATGCATTTAAGATTCTTGGTGAAGATCAAACAACATATTTGTTAGATGCTCTTCAACTAGAAAAAATTCAACAGCCAACTAACAACAATGACTAATCAACAACACCCCATTATTCCACCAGCAGAATTATTGCAGCTTTGGCTTGAGCAACATGATTATTGCAACAAAGGAATTAATGAATTGTTAATTGAAGCTGCCCGATACGGTGCCGACCAGGAGCTGGAGGCGTGCTGCCATTATTTTGCCCGCGATCTCCGCGAAAGTCTTGCACTAGAACTCCGCGCCGCACGCCGCCCCAAGCCGCCGAGCTTAAAGAAACAGGCGCTGGCTTTGCTAGATAAAGCAGAAGACCCAAGTTGGGACATTAACGACTTTTCAATTGTTCGTAAAGCACTGGAACAACTCGATGATTAAACGCATTCTGTTTATTGCTGCAATGTTTATGCAAGGACCAGCATTTGCACATCACGGTACGGGTCACGGAAGACCAGTTACTGCAACTGTTTATCACGACTGGTACCACGGACGCATCACCTACTGCGGTAATACATATCAACACTGGGGTTTGTCAGCAGCGCATCCATGGTTGGAATGTGGGACCAAAGTCCGGGTCAGTTACAAAGGTCGATCATTGGTTGTACCGGTAACTGATCGTTGTGATTGCAACTCACTAGATCTATCTGCAGGTGCAGCCTATAAATTAGGTGTACCTCTAGATGGTATTGCTACTGTACGCATTGCTTACTAATGACTAACCTTTCCCCTGCTGCGCAGGCAATATTAGACGCCTACTGGAAGAGTCCATGGGATCCTTCCCTGCAGCATGAAGACCGTTACGCCATGGCCGCCGCCCTACGAGCTGTTGTACAAGAACTTAAGTATTTTGGTATCACTGAGAAAAACATTCTCGCCATCGCCGCTGAGCTGGATGGCGCTAATGATTAACCGACAACCATCACTAGATGCAATTGAAAGTACAAAAGCTAGTTATGAAAACAAATGAAGTGTCGTTTCTGCAACTCAAAACAAACACGAGTAACTGCTACAGAACATCTAGGTAACGAGACTTGGCGTTACTGCAGATGTTTAGATTGCGACAAACGATTTAAGACAATTGAAATGTATGCACTCAAAAAACGTGGTGCTAAACCAGGAGGATCTATTCATGTTAACCATGTCAAAAAAGGAGAGGCAAACGGAAGTTCTGTATTGCTTGAAGAAAACGTTAGGAAGATTCGAGAGCTTGCAGAACAAAATGTAATTTACAAAGACATTGCCAAACAATTTGGCATTCATCCTCAAACTGTTTATCGCATTGTCAAACGTAAAATGTGGAACCATGTCTAAGTACAAAAAAGTTATTCGCTTTCAACCAGGTGATCGCGTTGCTGAAAAACCTAAAGCAACATTTATTCCAGGCATTTCAAAATGGAAAGCTGAAATTGTTGCAAAGAATTGCACGCAACGCTATGGAACAATTATTGCTATTCGACAAAAAAAGAACAGCAATGGTACTGAGTCTGCTTACTGTCAAGTAAAGTGGGACAACAACACAACAGGTGAGCATGCACAAGCTCGCCTGTGTTTTGAATCTGAGTTGCCTCAAATTCTTGAAGATTATACAGCACAACTTTATGGGACTTAAACAACTGCAGTAGGTTGTTTACCTAATGCTTTGACGGCATGAAGAGATTCGATTCCTTTTCGAATCTCTTTTGCTTTTTTATTGCTTAGGTAAATAATAAATCCAGTTTTCATAATGGTAACTATTGTTACAAATACTGTACGTTATTTATTTAATTCATGTAGTTCACTACGCAACAAAACATGAAAGGATTTGCCGCTACCAAGCAAACTGAAAAGACTGCACGTTATTGGATTGCGTGTTACACACAAGAAGACGAAGATGTTCCATTTGATACTTATAAAAAAGTCTTGGCTTATAAACCAGGACAAGACAAAGACCGGCTTATTCTTGAATACTGTAGAGACGTTATGCGTATCAATGAACATGTTTGGGAGTTGTTAGTTCATCAAGGACCTAACGACACACCAGACAATGGAGATCAAATTACATTACGCATGAGTCGTGAACAGTTTCGAGAGTCACAGATTATGCTGTAAACTTGCATGGACCTGAGATGTCCTTAAACTCATTCATTAGTTTTATTAATCAATTTAATTCAACCCATGGACTTACTCAACTTTTCAACCGGTAACGCCAAGCTTGGTAAGCGTTTGATCTTTAGCTTGCCCGCTGGTTACTCATGCCCTCACGCTGGTGTGTGCAAAACATTGGCTGACCGTATCACAGGGACAATTACTGACTTGCCTCAGGAGAACGGTCCAGCTTGGCAAGACTACCGTTGCTTTGCTGCTATGGCAGAAACTAGACCTGCCGTACGTAACAGTCGCTGGCGCAACTGGGATCTAATCAAAGAAGTTATGTATACTTCAGACAACCCAACAGATGCTCTTGTTGCTTTGATTCAACAATCAATTGAAGAATCACAACCAGTTAGATCCAAGTATGATCTATTGCGCATCCATGAATCAGGTGACTTTTGGACCCAAGTTTATTTCAATGCATGGTTGCAAGTTGCACGTAATAATCCAAAACTCAAACTATATGCTTTTACAAAGTCACTAGGTATGTGGTATGAAAAACGTCACGAGATTCCTGATAACTTTTACTTAACCGCATCAGTAGGCGGCACTCTTGATTACTTGATCCCCAGGTATCCAGAGGTGTTTTATCGTGTTGCTTATGTTGTGTACACAGAAGAACAGGCTGAGCAAATGGGTCTTGACATTGACCATGACGATTCCCACTGCTTTGGTCCCAAGCCGTTTGCACTTCTTGTTCACAATGTGCAACGCGCTGGCTCTGACGCACAAAAAGCCCTGAACAAGCGACGTAAAGAAAACAAGTGGACTGGTTACAAAAAGTAAAATATTGATGTGCTGACATAGTTGCATTTAGTGGGAAAGCTTGTATTATTAACAGGCTTTCCCAAATCTTTTATGCCTTACGTTATTACCACAAGTAAAAACAATGTAAACTACTGCATCCGAGCAGACAAAGAAGCCAATTCTTTTGTTTTGATTCCTGTAGAATCTGATTCGGATTTAGCCAAAGTTTTCTGTCATCCGTACAGGATTGGCGCAACACAAATCTTGAATTGGATTAATGACAATGACTCCGACCTTGCCAGTGAAGAACTCTACGTTTGCGATGAAGGCAAGTTCAGACATTGAACGTTGGCTTGTATTCGATATCGAATCTGATAATCTTTATGACAAGGTCACTAAGATTCACTGCATTGTCATCCATGATATCTACGGAAACAAAACTACTACTTATGGGCCTGACCGCATTGACGATGCTCTTGAGCATTTGGCTTGCGGTCATGTTCTAATAGGACACAACATTCTGTTCTATGACATTCCAGTGATCCGTAAGCTTTATCCGTTTTATACGGAAGCACGGATCATTGATACACTCATTTGTACTCGACTCATCTGGCCTAAAGAAAAACTCTATGAACTTGACACAGAACAACATACGCAAGTTCCAAAGAACTTGTGTGGTTCAGCAGCGCTCAAGGCTTGGGGTTATCGTCTATCAGATTACAAAATTGACTTCAAAGATTTTTCTGAATACTCAGAAGAAATGGCGGCCTACTGCAGGCAAGACGTATCAGTTACCTATAAATTATTCCAGCACATCCAGCAACAAAGCTATCCGGAACCAGCGCTCAAGCTGGAGCATGACTTTGCTTTGGCAATTGAAAGACAAATTAGATCAGGTTTTCCTTTTGATGTTGATGCATGCCTTGATCTGGTGGATGGTCTCAGAACAAAAGAAACGGAACTTGCAACACACCTAAAAGAAATCTTTCCACCTATTGAACATAAAGAAGTATTTATTCCAAAAGTAAACAACAAAACTCGTGGCTATGTCAAAGGTGTGCCATTTGAAAAAATACGTGTTGAAGAATTTAACCCTGGATCTAGGCAACAGATTACTGATCGTTTAAAACAAAAGTACAATTGGCAACCTGAAAAATTAACCAAGAAAGGTAATCCAATTCTTGATGACGAAGTCATTGAGAAGTTGCCGTATCCAGAAGCTAAACCGTTAGCAGAATATATGTTGATTGAGAAACGTCTTGGTCAAATTGCTGATGGCAACAATGCTTGGCTCAAACTTGTCAACAATGACACTGGATGTATCCACGGCGATCTTATTACTAACGGTTGCATTACTGGGAGGTGCGCACACCGCAATCCAAATATGGGCCAAGTCCCTGCTGCTTACTCCCCGTATGGAAAAGAATGTCGAGACTTGTTCCATGCTCCTGACGGGTGGTCTCTCATTGGTGTTGACGCTAAAGCACTTGAGTTACGTTGCCTCGCTGGATACCTTGCCATCTGGGATGACGGAGAATATGCCTCTGTTGTAACCAACTCTGACATTGATATCCATACATACAACCAAGAGAAGTTTGGTGTGGCTACCAGGGACATCAGCAAACGTTTGTTGTATGGATTGTTGTATGGATGTGGATCTTTAAAAGCTGGAACTATTATTGATCCAGATGAAAAAGATGAAGAGGTTCTGCGTCAACTAGGAAGTAATGCAATTAACTCATTCATGCGTGGACTACCCGCACTTAAACGATTGAAGAGTGAAATTACTTTGATGATTCAAGATCGCGGCTGGTTGTATGGATTAGACAAACGTATTTTGTATTGCAGGTCTGACTTTAAAGGATTGAATGTATTGCTGCAATCTTCTGGTGCATTAATTATGAAACAAGTTGTGATTGGTTTGCACCAAACAATGGAAGAAGCTGGTTATCAATACGGAGTTGACTGGCAACAACAAGGCATGATCCATGACGAAATTCAATTAAGCTGTGCACCAAACCTTGTGGAAACATTAAAAGGTCATGCATTAAACGCATTCCCTGCAGCGCAACAATTCTTTGGATTCCGCTGTCCTATTGATGGCGATGCCAAGGTAGGATACACCTGGCTTGATACCCACTAAATGGATTCAAACAAAGAGCTAATTGGTAAAGCAATTGGTGGAATACTTGCTCTTGCGCTGTACGTGGTAGCAATCAAGTACGCATTTGCTTTTACTTGGCCCCAGGGGTTTGTCCTTGGTTGGTTGTATTGGCTGCTTTATGACGCATGCCTTCACCCTAAGCGTTAACCAACCGTCCTAGGTATGACGTTAAACTGCCTTACAATTTATTTTCTTTTATTATGACAAATCAAATTAAATCAAAAACAAAAGGAATTGATGCCGACATTAATTTGAAACGTGTGTTTATTTTACATATGCAAAAAGAAAAAGCTTTGCAAGTATTTGAAGAAATTTCTTCTGAACTTAATGCAGTTTTAGCAAAAACTAAAATGAGTAATGAATTATTTACATATCAAGGCAATCTTTATCGTGTAAAAAAATCACAAGAACAACTTGACTATACTGTAGTAAAACTTGTAAATTCTGAAGAAATTATTCAAAGTATTTAATAGTTGTTTCCGTCCTAGGTATGACGTTAAACTGCCTTACCACCTGACTTTTGATCCAATGAATCTTTCATTCCTTTGCGCTCAAACTACTGAGGTTCCAAAAGAAAAAGCTATTAGCGAAAATTCTTTTGCTACCGTATGCAATCTGTTGTTGCCACCTGTTGGTAACAAAGCTCCAACACCTATTCAACTCAGTATTTACGGCAAAGCTGCTGAGCGTTTTGCTCGTGTACCAGCAGGTGCACAGATTTATATTCATGGTTCAAAGCTTCGGTATGATTTAAACTCCAAAACTTATTCACTGCAAGGTGGTATTGTTACCCAGGTAGATACATCATTTCCAATTCTGAACACTGTGATTCTTAGTGGTCGCTGTGTTAAAGATATTGATCAAAATGATGCACGTGCATTTAAGACAACGGCAGATGGCTTAATGATCTGTAATCAAACTCTTTCTGTTAATACAGGAAGGAATCAAGCAGATCTGTTTAACTTCTATGCAATTAATACTGCAGAAGATAAGTTGAACAATGCGGAACTGCTTGTTAACTTTACGCGTAAAGGTATTGGCCTTAGTATCCAGGGCAAACTTGTTACCGACTCTTGGGTTGATAAAGATACCAAAGAGAAAAAGAACCTAACCAAGATTCAATTGGTATCAATGACCCTGGCTCCCAAGGGAACCAATGAGTCCAAGCCTATCAACCCGCAAACCACCGTTGCATCTAACACAGGTGTTGCTAGTCTGTGGGGTGGCAAGACCGCCGAAGACATCGCTGAGCCCTGGGGTGCCCAGACTGGAAATGCGCTTCCTGACCTGCCTGGCTATGGCCTGACCAGTATGGCTGATGACTCCGATCCTCCGTTCTGAACTCAATGACTATTTACAATCACTACGAATTCAAACACATTGATGATGAAACCACTTATCAGGTTTCATTTAATGCTGATCTTGGCTCAAGTATTATTGATGCTTTTGTTCAGTTTATGTGTGGCTGTGGCTTTGCCAGGGAATTTGTAATTGAATACATGGAAGACATTGTTGATGAACACAATGACATGAAAAAGAAACTTAAAGAGCTTAAAGAAAATTTTCTTGAAGCTAATTAAGTAACCGTCCTAGGCATGACGTTAAACTGCCTATTACTCAACAACAAACAACCATGACTTCTATTTTTGATTCTTTGAGACAACCTAACTCTGACACTGAACAAACCTCTGAAACCTCTACTAAAACTCCTGTAAAGATCATGACCACTAAGAAAACATCTGCCCTTGCTACCCGTGGACTGGATTCCTTCAAACTTTTCCAAGATAAAAAGTTTGTGTCCGGATACCAGAATCTCGTCACAATTCAACCTCTCAACAAGTCCAAGACACGAGGTTGGTTCGTGCGGAACTCAGACCTTGACACTTGTGGATGGAACGCCACTGAGGATCAGTTTGCTAAAGGTTCAGTTCTCTGGAACTACAAGCAGACTTTTGGTATAGCTCCCAATACTTCAATTGAAGAAGGACTCAATTTTGTTGAGCCTCGAATTCAAATCCTTTTACGTTCTCCCCTCATGGTTGAGGAAACGACTGGGATGAGGCAAACGATTGGTACCTTTGATGACCCAGCGGTCAAAGTATTATTTGATGCCGACAAGACTGCATCTGATCTTGCCAATAGCAAAGGTGAGATGTACAAGCGTAAGTACGGTGTGCGTACCAAGTACCTTGTTTATATTCTGACGGAAGACAACAAGCGTGCACACAAGATCCCAATGGTCCTTACCTTGAAAGGACTGAATGGCACTGATGCTGCTGACAAGATTAAACTGTATGAGAAAGAAATGTCTAAGTGCTTGAGCAAAGCACTGGACTCTGAGATCCCGTTAGCATTCAATGAAAAGTTTTATGCAACTACCGTATTTGCTCCGGTACTTGCCAATGAAATGCGTGGTGCCAACAACGTGGAAATCTGCGCAATTGAATCTTTTGGTATCCCTGATTACAGCAGCCAAGAAGCCGCAGTCGAATCACTAAACCAGATGTCAATTCCTGATGAAGATCGGGAATCAACCTGGAAGTATCAAGACATGTTTGCTGACTATATCAATCAGCATGCACGTCAAGATGCTGAAAAGCTAGGTGGTGCCTATGGAATCAAAGAAGGTGTAGAAATTCTTCCTGCATCCAGGGGTGGTGATGTAGATGTCAAGCTCTTGGCATCTGCACAAGATCC